CCGGCATGGGCGAACCTGTTACAGCTTTAAATGATTTCACCTCATTACCGGGTCCATAGGTAGGGTCATTTTTAACCGTGACCTTACACGTCATGTTTCCGCCAATAAGCTGGTCAGTGTCAGTAAGGCTTGCTACGCCGATAGCCCGTAGCACTGAGCCAAGTTGCTGGCGACCAATGTCCTCAGCCTTTGGATTAGCGTTGCGAATGTTCAAGTTTACAAACAAGATGCGGCCTTGGTGAGTCGGGCCAACTACGCTCATTTTTAGCCAAATATATTGGCCAGTGCCGGACTTGGTATCCTTGAGTTCAGACTCAGCAACCACCAAATGGTAATCACCGGCCGGGATAGGATCAAAACCGCCTTGCTCTTCTGGAAGTTCTGCAGTGTTAAAAGTTTCGTTTAGGTTTGCCATGTTATTTATCCTCGGTAATTTGGAATGATGGGCGACCGGGTTTGGTCGTAATTGCCGCATCAATATACTTTGTAATTTCAGGGCTAGCGGCTTGCCATGCCCGTAGGTTAATTTCCGGCTTCCACCGAAACAAAGCTTGTAGGTGTTCGCTATCAATTCCGGCATTTGTCGCCAGGTCAATAAGCTGATCGGCATCAACCTTTCGTGTCAGCCGTGTTGTTACTTTTACCTTGTAGCCTTCTGGCGTGTAAGTGTTTGAACCGTCTTTGTTCTGATCAACCGTAAGTGACTTTATAAGTTCATCTTCAATATGCCGGCGAGCCTCAGCGGCTTGGCGCTCGGTTTCTTTGGCCTTCAGCCAGTCGCTGTATATGCTCACGACTCACCGCCAATCTTCTTAATGATGTCACCAAGGTCTGGCAACTCCCATGCTTCAAGCTTTCCTGATCGGTCTTTGGCGCTCCACAGGCCGTCAGTGTCACACTGCAAGGCCCGGACGTTCTTACCGTCTTCTGCCTTCTCTACCCTCAAGGCAAAAACTTCATCAAAAAAGTATCCAATCTGTTGCGCTAGTCGAGCGCCTGGCATGGCTGGCCCGTACAACATCCGGTTTTGTTCGTCTTGGGTCTTCTCGACCTTGGCCGTCATATAAACGTGCTTTCCCTCAATATCACGGAACGCCCTGATCAAATCGCCCATGACATCAATCAAAGACCCATAAGCTTGGCGTGGGTCTTTTGTCTTTTTCTTTTCAGCGCTTAACACTACCTCTGCGATTTCGCTGATAGAATCAAGGCAGATGCTCTGAAAGTGGCTAGCCTCTGAGCTTTTCGTTGCCCACTGGTACGCCTCATAAAGGGTGTCAATATCCTTTATCTCAATGAACGACACGTCAGCATCGGCAATTGATAGAAGGCCACCTTCTGCGCTCAACACTACCGGATTCGGCAGGGTAGGTATTAGCGAGGTTTTGCCAGCACCAGCTTGCCCGTATACCAACATTTTAACGCCGTTGCTGTGCAGCCCTTTCGTGCTGCTAAGTGTAATCGCCATAATCTGTGTTCCTGTCTTTGGCCAGCGGTTTGCGGTTGCAGGTTGCCGGCGACAAAACAACTATAGACCTAAGCCTTTTTAATGTCTACAATTCATTGCAACTATTTCACCAAAAGGAAAAAACAATGCTGACCCTAGAAGAATTAAGAAAGTCACTGCAAGGCAAAAACCTGTTCGCCATATCTCGTGAAACTGAAGTGGCCTACAACACGATAAGAGACATTGCCAACGGGAAGCAGGTAAACCCTACCTACAAGACAATGAAGGCAATCACAGATCATTTGGGGTCCAAGTAATGGCTGACATAACTAATCTGTTCCCCGAAGGATTCCAGCCTTTAAGACAAAAGCACACAGACGCGCCAGAGGTTCAGCTTCGGGACGCCATATCCGCCGCCGGAATGATTGCACCGGAAGAGATATTGATGGACGGCAAGATCCGGAGGTTCAATCCAACGGGTAAAAAGAAGGATGACGCAGGATGGTACGTGGCCTATTCGGGGAGCGTTCCAGCGGGACGCTTTGGAAACTGGCGCGATGACATTAACCAGGTGTGGCGGGCAGACCTTGGCAGGGAACTATCCGTAGCCGAGGAAATGGCCCATAAGAGAAGGATGCAAGAGTCCAGAAAAGCAGCTGAACAGGCCAGAGAATTGCGACAAGGCAGCGCCGCAGATACTGCGCAAATGATATGGGACGGGGCCACAGAAGCCGACAGCGAGCACAACTACCTTAAATGGAAAGTTATACAGCCTCACGGCGTAAGGGTGACGGGGGATGGTCGTTTAATTGTTCCGATGTATATCGGTAACGACATAGCAAGCTTACAATTTATTGACGCTACGGGATGGAAAAAGTTTCTAGGATCTGGCGCAGTGGCTGGCGCTTATTACATTGTAGGAGACCCATCAGAAGGGACGATTGTTGTCTGTGAAGGATACGCTGATGCTTGCACAATACACCAAGAAACGGGTCAGCCTGCCCTTTGCAGCTTTAGCGCCGGGAACATGCCTGCAGCCGCACAATATGCCAAGACTTTAAACGAAAGTTTGGTTATTTTTGCAGACAATGACAAGTCAGGAACAGGTGAAAAGTTTGGAAAATTAGCCGCTCAATTAACTGGAGGTCGGTTTTTAATGCCTCCAATTGAGGGCATGGACGCCAGCGATTACTATTTGGCAAGAAATGACCTATCCGCACTGATATTCCCCCCTCAAGATGATTACCTGATAGCCGCAGATGACTTTTGCAGTCAACCAAAGCCGATACGGTGGCTGATTAAAAAGGTGATACAGCGTGAAGCTTTAATAATGATTCACGGCCCCTCAGGTGGCGGCAAGTCTTTCCTAATTATTGACCAGATGTGCCACGTTGCAGCTGGCAAGGCCGATTGGTGCGGCCATAAAATACACCCCGGCCCCGTTGTTTACCTGGCGGGCGAGGGTCATCACGGTATGAGGGCGCGAATCGCAGCATGGAAGCGTCACAACAAGGCCGATAAGTTGGATATGTGGATCAGCAAGTCGGGTGCAGACCTAAATACAGCGGGTGGATACCGGCGCGTATCCGCTGCCATTCAGGCATTACCAAACAAGCCGGCCTCTATTGTTGTGGATACCCTGCACAGGTTCCTGAACGGCGATGAGAACAGCGCACAAGACGCTAAGACAATGATTGATGCCTGCGGCGATCTAATGCGTGAGTTTGAATGTTCTGTGATTCTGATACACCACACGGGCGTTAGTGACGAAGCGCAACACCGGGCTCGTGGCTCATCGGCATGGAAGGGCGCCCTCGATCTGGAGTTTTCCGTAGTGCCTGGCAGCGAATCCAGCCCTATTGAGTTTGTTCAGAGAAAAGCAAAAGACAGCGAAATGATTACCCCCATGATGTTTGAACTTGAGCAACACCAATTGCCGTGGATTGACGAAGACGGCGACCCGGTAACAAGCGCCGTTTTGATACAGGCAGAGAAATCCGAGAAGATTGTAGTCGATAAAAAAGCGCACGAAGACCGCCGTATTTTGGAAAAAGCGTGGTGGTGGTCAGGTGCCGAGGTGGAAGATGGAGCGCCTTATATTAGTCGATCGGCATTCAAAAGGTATCTTATTCACGAAATGGGACTGACAGAAAGCACTGCGGAAACTTACGTTAAGCCGTCAAAAAAGAGACTTGCGCACCGTCTTATTGATTCAAAATATGTACAAGAAATGCTGCAGGGATTTGCCGTAATCGACCCAATTGACGCCGGAACTTTGCTAATTTCAAAGGCTGGAAAAGAGTAAAAAAAATGGCAGAGGGACAAACCAAAGTGTCCCTCTGGTAAGTTATTGAAAATAAAAGAGTTTGTAAGTTTATGGTATTTAATAACGCAATCGAGGGACACCCAGGGTCAGTACGGGGACAAAGTGAAGTGTCCCTAGCTGTAAGCCTTGCTATCAGCGGCTTTCAGGGTTTAGGGACGATTTACGGGGACACTACCGGGGGCAAAAATACAGGGGGGGGGGCAGACAGGGACACCCCTCTTAAGAGGGTGTCCACTGTCCCCCCCCTGTGTGCGATCGGTTTGTTCCTAGTTTTTGAAAGTTTTAAAAAGAATAATTTTACCCAATAATAAATTACCCAACAGCCCAAAAATTAACCAAAATTACATTTCATTACATAAAAACCTGAACTATATTCAAACCACCACACAGCCGTGTGGCATCCTGCGAGTGAAAAACTATGGAAGCTGGACAGTATGACTCCGCAGCGGTTCTTATGAACCGTGGCCTGAATGGTG